GTCTTGGCTATTGCAGACCTTATTGATGGTCGCTGCAGCCTCGGCGGGAATTCTTTTTTTTTCACCCCACACACCCCTCCGGGGGTACCCACACGGTGTAGGGTAAGGCAGTGGACGTTAGTGCACTTAGACGTTATGACGAATATGCAGCGGTGTGGTATGGCTAAAAAACTCGGTACTGGCTGGGGATTTGCTTTCTGGATGTGGGTGGTGCATAATGGTGCATGTTGGTACAACAACCCAGATAGAAAGGCAGAATCATGCTACGTACCCTCAACCGGACCGTTCAATCCTCCTTCCGCACCTTCCAGGCTGAGGTAACAGACGCTCTCAACGGTCAGGCAAAGCGCGTCTATACTCGCCTTCCGCAGTCCCTCCACGGACGGGAGGCCGGAGCTAGCCTCCGGAACCTGAAGGATCGGATCACTAGCTGGGTCATTGATCTGGAGCCCATCGCAGATCAGGATCCTGTTATTCAACAAATGGTCTGGCAGATGAAGAATGCCATCGGTCAGCTGCAGGATGCTCAACGCTGTGTGGAGCCCTACGCATTCCAGGTGCATCCAGCAGATGTGCGGTATGCTCAATTCAAGGTAAAGGATGTAAAGCGAATTCTCCAGGGAATTGAACGGCAACTGGTACGTAAGTAATAGATGGATGATGAATGCCCCACATGTGCTAGTAGTGCGTATGTGGGGCATTCACAGGAAGGATCTATAATATGATGAGCTCAAGCAGTGAAAGTAGCAATCCCCGGGAGCTATGCACACTACAGTGCAGGGTGGTTGTACGTATGCTAGGGGGCTCCCCACAGTGGAGCAGTTGCCCCGCATGGCATGTGGAAGAGTACTGTGTGGTGGGGGAGGATGCACACCCCATCGGATTCAAATCCTCCAAGCCAATGAGCCGACACACCCTTCTACGCCCTACCAGGTGGCAAGGGGTTGACGTAAGGGTTAATGCAGAGCAGTTGTTGTTGCCTCATCTACAGCATACGCTCACCATGGGGGATGATCGATTAGTGATGCTAGGAGTGGGAGTAGACCAGCGAATCGTACGCACTATGGACCAGCGCACCACGCAATACTTCTACCCGGTGCGTATGGGCACAGTGGCACCCCCACAGCAGGGCTATGCAGTGGCTCTACAGCGTGGTGCAGATGGCTATGTGCACCCCATGCTAGCCTAGCTACCATCACTAGCGCCACTACCACCACACCATGGGGTGGGGGTAGCAGTAGCCTCTGGTAGGGGTACATATTTGCCATATGCGGGGGTGTGTGGTATAATGGGGTTATGTCCCCCACTGGTAGGAGCGCTAGAGCGCAGAATGTGTCCCCGGGTCCTGTATCATCCTCCCCGGGTGATGCCGACCGTTCTGATGGACGGTGTTCTGCCTTGTCGTCCTCGGGACGGAGGTGTCGGCGTAAGGCTCGTCCTGGCTTGACTGTCTGTGAGCTCCACGGTGGTGGGACGTCCGCTAGCATCCGTAGGAGCAGACAGGCTCGGGCCATAGACGAGTCTACCGCTATCTGGGACATTCCTACGGATGCTAGCCCTGTTCTTGTGGGGGAGGAGCTTAGCAAGCTCATCAACGCTAAGATGAGTGATGTGAGGGCTCTACGCATCCGTCTGGGGGAGGATGTCACTACCCATCTAGGCATGGTACAGCGTAGCATTACGGAGGTACAAGGCACTCCCGCTGAAGGTGGCCAGACCACCACACATAGTAGCCGTATAGACTTAGTAGCAGAGCTTCACCGCTGTGAGCGTGAACTGCTACAGATGTTACGCCTAGCACATGAGGTGAATCCCTCTGGTACCAGTAGCAGCGATGTTGAGCGCATAAGATTGCAAACAGCTAGGGAGACGGCTCGCCTAATGAAGGCGTATCCTGGCCTCGGCGTTGATGAGGCTGCTAAGGAGGTGGCTCGCCGTGCTCAATAGGGGAGGAGGGGATTACACATATGCCCAGATCACTGAGAGTTTTGATGTATATCGCACCTCGTGTGGTCTTAGGGAATCTGACCTGACCACAGCGCTAGACCGTGTGGTGAGTGTTGAATCTCTATACAGTCCCTTGGACTGTGTGGTCGTTAGCACGCCCCCTCAAGAGGGTAAGACTACCTACCTAATCTATTACATAGCATGGTTACTGATCCGTGATCCGCAGATGAGTGTGGTCTACGCATCCTACAATCAGGAGAGGGCGAACTCGGTCAGTCGGCAGATTCGTATGCTGGTAGAGCAGTGGACTCCTTTGCAGTATGGGTCGGCGTCGGTGCGTCGGTGGCAGACTGACCGTGGTGGTGGCTTGCTAGCAGCGGGTCGTAGCAGTGCTGTGACTGGATTCAGCTGTGACCTACTCGTGGTTGATGACCCTATCAAGGATATGCAAGAGGCTCAATCCTCGCTCACTCGTTCTACCATAGTAGAGCACTTTGATAGCGTGTTGCTGACTCGTATGTCGGCACTGAGTCACATAATCATCGTAGCTACCAGGTGGCATAAGGATGATCTAATCGCCCATGCCATAAAGACTCTTGACGCTCGCTATGTCAACATCCCAGCTCAGGCTGTGGATGCTGATGACGTGCTAGGTAGGGAGCCTGGAGAGTGGTTGGAGTCGGTGCAGAATCGCAGCGTAGAGGGATGGGAGCGCATCCGTAGTGCTGTAGGTGCGTACGTGTGGTCTGCGCTATACCAGGGCACTCCAGTGGCTGTAGGGTCTAGCTACATTGATGTAGACCAGATAGATGTGATCCCATGGGGCAGTGTGGTCTATCAGGACTCCCACGGATTCCTCTCTACTCTGGAGAGGGCTTTAGTCATCCAATCGTGGGATCTGGCATTCAGCAATCGTGGAGACTATGTGGCTGGTCAGGTATGGGCACTGATTGGTACCAGCTGGATTATGCTAGACCGTGTGCATGAGCGGTTGACCTTCACACAGACTGTCAGCCGTGTGCAGCAGATGGCTGCTAGGTGGCCACAGACTAGCCGCATCTATGTAGAGCAAGCTGCTAATGGATCTGCCCTGATAGACACTCTTAGACAGCACGCTACCATCACTCCTGTGGTGCCTCGGGGTAGCAAGGAGTCTAGGGCTCTGGCTGTACAACCCTTGATCGATAGCGGATTAGTGAAGGTGGTAGACGCTGCTTGGGACCCAGAGCTCTTCCAGGAGTGGAGGGATTTCCCCTATGCTCAGCATGATGACCAGGTCGACGCCCTCACTCAAGCCCTCAGTCAAACTCGCACGGACTTCTACACCTTAGGACAGTGAATCATGACAGATCTCAAATCGTACTTGCTGGAGCATCATACGCCTACGTATATGGCTTACTACCGAGGACGTATGAGCTACCGCTTCCATGGTGATGCATGGCGACGTTACGTTCAGCAGCACTATCAAGACCTAGCAGCTGGATTCACCAGTGAGAATATCTTCAAAGATGTGATTGATGCATATGCTGAGAACCTAGTACCTGTGGTGCCTGCACTCTCCTCGTTTAGGGATGCAGCTATCCCGCTGCTTATCCGTGGGGAGGCCTTAGCCATATTAACTAGCGATGGCTCCCTCACCTTCCCTGAGAGATTTGAGGTCGTCTCTGATGGAAATTACCACATGGCTATGGTAATGACTCGGTCCCTACGTGAGGGGGAGGATTATCTTACGTTCATCGATAGTGATGGTAATGCTGAGCTGTACTCTATGCCCACTCCAGATGATTTATCTACCTCCAGGGAGGGATATACTCTAGTAGAACAGACTACAGGGCATCAGCTCTACCGCTTTGCCATGGATACCCTTGGTATGGGGGATAGCTTAGCTAGCCTGCAAGACCGCATCAACCACAGCATTATTGACCAGACAGTAGTGGCAGAGATGTACGCTCGTCCCTTCTGGTATCTGCTGAACTACCAGTCCACACCACAGAATCCGTACATAGCTCCGGAGCTGCAACCTCCGCATCAGCCGTTGGTGGAGCAGGCTACCCAGTCTGGAGGTGGACGAGTGTTTGCTACCAGCTCGCAGGGACCGTTTGGTCAGCTGGAGCCCCCCACCATTGGCGATATGGTCAACTACCACGATAGCCTCATCCGTAAAGTCACTCAGACCTCAGGAATTCCAGAATTCTACTTCAATCCATCAGGTGGCTCTACGGTGAGTGGACGGGCTTTGATGATCCTCAGCAAGCGATTTAATAACCGCATCTCACGGATCCGGGAATCTATTGAGCCAGAGTTGCTCCGGATGCTAAGGGATATGGGAGTCTATGCTGATGATGCTGACGCTCCTCATCTGTGGTCAGTGGATACTGACGTCACTCAGGGAGCGATTGATGAGCACGGTTTGGCACTCACCCAGATGGGCTTCCCTAAGCGCTATGTGGCTGAGGTAGTGGCGCCGGGAGTCAACCTGGATGATTATGCTGATGATGGCTATCCCGGTGGACCCAGTGCCTACAGCGCGGAGGGAGCCTAGCCATGGCCACAGTACCTACGGGACGTATGGAGGCTGAGCTAGAGGCATACTATCATCGATGGGTGATGGGGCTTGCCTCTGTGTCGCAGAGTGACCTCCCTGCCTATGTAAGGGAGTTCCAGCGTGGTAGCGAGCTCATCATCCGTCAGCATGGTGGGGAGGTAGTACGCCTAGGCACACTAGCCGGCTTCCCTCCACCGCGGGAGGTACCCCTCAGCCTACATGCAGACCACATCTACAATGCCATGGAGCTAGCTGCTATCCGTGCAGGGATTGGTCAGGGTTTGAATGCCCGATCAATCGCTAAGCATATGTTTGATGCTGGTATGGATGCCGAGTTCTACAAGTTAGAGCGTCTTGCTCGTACGGAGGTAGTGTCTGCATATTGGGCTCACCAGTGGGACCAAGCATCCGGTTTGGACCTGGTGATGGTGTGGTCAGCAGAATCTGGCAAGCGTACGTGTCCATGGTGCCTAGCCAAGGATGGTGTGGTCGTGAAGGACAAGTCCATTAGGGATCATCCTAACGGTCGTTGCACCCTACGTCCCACCTTGCCTTCTGATGTCCCTATTCGTAGCACAGCGGGGCATAATCCACGCTTTACACGGGACCATAAGCCCGGAGGATATTCCCTCCCTACAGATAAGGCTCTGAATCAAGCCCTACGTGGTGGGCTGGACCGTGCTCTAGTGCAATCCCGCGCTGTGGCTGGAGCGGTAGGCGGTATGGTCTCCCAGGGCTGGACTAGTGGTGATGCTGCTAGGTACCTACGCACATTCCCGGGGATGGGGTCCCCAATCTCCAGGGAGGATTATTCTTTGCTTCTCCGTGCTCTGGAGTCTTACGCTCAGGATCTATATGATGGTCTGAGCCCTGATGACGTCCCCGATGAGCTCTACCATGGAGGTGACCCTAGCCCTATAGGCATCAGCAGCTGGACTACTAGCCCTACCACAGCAGGGCTATATGCAGCGCGTAATGGCGGTAGGGTGTGGCGTGCTACCACACCAGTGGGGTTGCATGCATATCCACTACGGGGGGCCAATCCCGCTCAGCAGGAGTATGTGGTGCTAGGTATGCCCCGTAGGGTGGATTCCACAGGTACTCAGGTAGAGGCCATGCTAGACGCCCCCACCGAGTTACTGCTAGTAGAGCATGCTATAATGTCCCGGCGGAGGCCTCCATAATCCTATGACCATACCGTTTGCTGAATATTTGCGCACAACCCACTTATATGCTATACTAATGGAAAGGACCCGAGATGGGCACCACAGAATCTAATCCTACATCTGCAGCTGAGCAAGCTGCATCCACAGCTGAGGGTACTACGACCCCCGCTAGCACCGCAGAGACCGAGAAGGTCACTGATTCTAAAACTGAAGCTCACACATCTTCTAAGGAAGAGCCCACTTTCAATAAGGAAGGTTTGTTAGCTGACCTCCACAAGGAGCGTAGTATGCGCAAGCAGCTACGTGACAAGTGTGCAGCTCTAGAGACTAAGCTCTCCTCCCTCACCGAGGTAGAGACCACTCTGCAGACCACACAGCATCGGTACGATCGGCTAGAGCAATTCCTACTACAGTGTGGTGGCGATGTATCTAAGATCTTGGATAGTCGGTCCTTCACACAGAAGCTATTTGAGAGTGATACCTCTGTGGAAGATCTTGTCAGTGAGTGGAAGAAGCATAATCCTACCAAAACCTCTAGCGCTCTGGGTGGATCGGGCTCTGCTGAGGCTAAGCCCACCTTCAATGAGATTCTCCGAGCAGCTAGCAAAACCTAAGGAAGTGAGCCCTAACAATGGCTAGCATTTCTCGCGCGGATGCGCTAGCACTCCTCGCACGACAAGACGTCAATGAAATTATCAAGCCGGCTACGGAAAAGTCCGCTGCTCTTAGTGCATTCCGTAAGATCACCATGACAGCAGGCACTGCTCGTATGCCCGTTCTAAGCGCAATCCCTACAGCGGGTTGGGTCAAAGATTCCGCTACCGATCCTGATGGAGCCAAGCCTACTACAGGCCTCCGCTGGGAGGACAAAGAGCTCGTCGCTGAAGAGGTGGCATGCATTGTCCCCATCCCGGAGAATGTCTTGGACGATTCCCGGTTCGACATCTGGGCAGAGGTACGCCCCTTGGTAGCTACGGAATTCGCTCGTGTGCTGGATGCTGCTGTGCTATTCGGCACCAATAAGCCGGCTACATGGACCTCCCCTGCGCTAGTACCGGGAGCCGTTGCAGCTGGGAACGTCGTCACGGAATCTGACGATGGAGACCTTGCTGATGACTTCAACTCTGCCTTCGCCTATGTAGAGAACGATGATTTTGATGTGAATGCGGCTTTTACTGGTCGCTTCCTCCGGGCGGAGCTCCGTGGTCTGCGAGATAAGAATGGTCAGCCCATCTACCTGGATTCTTTGCGCTCCGATGGAGTGACCTCCATGGTTTATGGCCAGGACCTGTACTACGTAGGCAACCGCGTGTGGGATAAAGCCGCTGCTACAGCCCTTGTAGGTGATGCCAACGCAGCCGTGTTGGGCATTCGGCAGGATATGCAAGTAAAGCTGTTAGACCAAGCTACCGTTGGTGGCATCAATCTGGCAGAGCGTGACATGGTGGCTCTGCGATTCAAGTTCCGTGTAGGCTTTGCCGTCGCATTCTCTGCTCCGGGAGCTAAGAATCCGACCAAGACATTCCCGTTTGCTATCATTAAGCCTGGTGCTGACGGCATCCCGGGCAAGGGCATTGGCAAGGACAATTAATCAGCATGCCTACGCTAGATGATGTACTCGCCCTGATCCCTGGAGGTGATGTAGTCTCCCAGGCTATGAGGGAGTCTGCTCTGGCAAAGAGCCTGATTCCTGACAGCTCTGGTCACCTCCCAGGGGAGCGGGGATACACCCCTACGCATGATGTATTCTATGCAGCCCTCACCCTGCTAGGTGTGGTCCGTGCTCAGCCTGCTGTGACAACAGCATCTAGCGAGTCTACCAGCATCAGTGCCACCACACCAGACTGGCCCTCCTTGGAGGCCTGGTTGCGTAGCCAGAGTGTGGTC